CTATATTTAAATGATTTATATGTTTCCCCAATAATTTACCAGTTAAATAACGAAAATTATATACCGAAATATTATTTATTATTGAATCTATTCTTGCAAAATAAATATATTCAAATAAACACGGTTTAAATAATATTTTCTTTGTAATTTGATTACGATATGTATAATGTTGTTCGTTATTATTAAACAAAATTGTTTCACCTGGTTCTACATCACTTATATAATCATAGTTAGTATGATTAAACGAACAAGTCTCACTTGATATCAGATAATCATTATTATTATTTTTTCCATAACTTAATGGTCGTATTCCATTTTTGTCTCTTATAGCAACTAAACCAAAATTTTGTATACTTAATAAAATACAAAAACTACCATGAATAATTTCATGTAAATTATTAGATAGTAAACAGATATCTTCAAATTTTACTCTATTATTTATAATATAATTTAAAAATTCAAATATGTATACTGTTAATATATAGCTATCAGATATGTTATCTACTTCTTTATTATAATTTTTTTTTAATAAATAAATTAATTCTTTTACATTTATAATATTTCCATTATGACAAAGTGAAATACTTAATTTGTTTGACTGTATTTCAAATGGTTGAAAAGAATTTAAAATATTATTTGTTTTATATCGTGTATGAGAAATATAAATGTTTCCATTCATCCTTTTTAACATATTATAATTAAATATACAAGAAATTAATCCAGAATCTTTATATATATTGCTTTTATCATTAAACCAATGTATTCCAGCACCATCTTGCCCCCTATGTTGAATAGCGAGTAAAGACTGATATATTTCTAAAGCATTATTATTTATATTTTTGCAATTGTTATAATATATACCAGTTATACCGCACATGTATATTTATATATATATTCAATATTATATATTTAAATATGTAAAAAAAACAAAAATAATTATAATTTATTATAATAATGGAAAAAAAAATAATTGCTCATTTTATACATTGGTGGAAAGAATATTTTTATAGTAAAAAATCATGCTATAATTCATTTGAAAGTTTATTAAAAAGATATGGTATTGAAATTGAGTGTTTTTATGATGCAAAAAATAAAATAAGTGATACAAATCAAGATATACTTTTTTATTCTGTTTTTGGAAATATGAAACAAGAGAACATGAATAAATATAAAAATACATATAAAATATTTTATACAGGAGAAAATAAACCTTTAGATAAAAATGCTGATTTAAATTTAACTTTTACAGATACAAATCAGTATAATAATATAAGATTTCCTGTATGGATTTTAAATTTAATAACAAATATTCCATTTAAAGATGATAATGCATTTTTTGATAAAAATTATTTTAAAGATTTATCAAAATTAACTTTAACTCCCAAAGAAAATACGGAATTTTGTTGTTTCATTTATAGCAACAAAAAACAAGATAGAATAAATATTTTTAATATATTGTCAAAATATAAAAAAATAGATTCACCTGGTAGTTGTATGAATAATCATGCATGTATAGGATATACAATACAAGGTAAAGTTAAATTTCAGAAAAAATATAAATTTTGTATTGCTTTTGAAAATAGTTCAAATGATGGTTATACTACTGAAAAAATATTACATGCTTATTTATGCAATTGTATTCCAATATATTGGGGCAATAAAAATGTACACTTAGATTTTAATAAAGAAACAATGATATGTGTTCATGATTTTAAATCTTTTGAAGATGCAGTTGAATATATCAAAAAAGTAGACAATGATGAAGAATTATATAAGAAATATATGAATAAACCAATATTTTCTAATACATGGATAGAACGTTTTTCAGACCCAGAAGAAAAATTTTTCAGAAATGTAGTAAATAAAATAATAAATAATAAATAAAATTATTATATAAAATTATTATATAAAAATATTGTATAAATTTAATAATATGGAAGAAGTAGAAGGTATTATTTTAGTATTATCGTGTCAAAAACATATGAATACCCGATTAAAAGAATTTAAATTAAATAAAAATGAATATATAGGTTGGAAAGTATTTTATGTTATAGGAGACCTTTTTTTAAAAAATGAGTACGAAATTAAAGATACAAATTATTTATATATTAGATGTGAAGATTCATATTTGCATTTATTAAAGAAATTAACATTATCTATGAAAATTATTTATAGTATTTTCAATATAAAACAAGGTATATTAAGATGTGGTGATGATTTAATGTTTAATGAAAAAAGACTAATTGATTTTTTGTTAGAAGAAACAAAACCAGATTATTGTGGTGATTCTTGTCCAAGAAGAGATTTTAAATGTACAAATAGAGAGTGTTTAAAGAAAACAGAGAAAACAGATTGGATGATAAATTATTATAAAAATAATAAATCAGATTTTGATAATCCGTTGCATGGTTTAAAAGATATAGATATAAGTATATATAACATAAAACCAGCTATTTTTGGTGCTTATGGTACATTATATTATATTTCTAATAAATCTTGTAAGACAATAATTGACCATATGGAAAGTATAAAATTTGATATATTGAATAAGAATGATTTTTCACAAAATTATCCGTATATCATTGAAGATGTTGGAATTAGTTTTATATTGTACTATAATTATATAGATTATATTGAAAAGGGATATTTTTGTAAATCATCAAATCCGATAGCAAACCACACTAATAAATTCAAATAATCATCATAAATATATATTTATTTCATTGTTAAATATATATTTAAACATACTACAATATAATTTAATATGGATATATTATTAGAAGATGATAAAAGATGTGTTGTTTTAACAAATATAATACAAAATTTAAAAGTTTTTACAGATAATGTTAACATACATTTTAATGAAGACAGTTTTTATATTCAAGGAATGGATACTTCACATGTATCAATGTTTGATATTAACTTAGACAGTTCTTGGTTTTCAAAATACAATTCTGAAACAAACTTATGTATAGGTGTAAATTTAAATATATTATCAAAAATATTATCAACAAGGACTGAGAAGCAAAATATACATATGTATTATGATAAAGTAAATTGCGATAAATTAAATATAGAATTTATCTCTGAAGAATCTGATTATAATAAATATTTTATTGTACCATTAGTTGATATTGAAAGTGATTTACTGGAAGTATCTGAACCAGATTATGAATTAGAATTAAATATGGATAGTAAAAAATTCAAACAACTTATTGACCAATTAAGTAGCTTTGGTGAATCTATTAAATTCAATACAGAAAATAATACATTATATATAGAGACTGATTCAGAAGAATCTAATATGAAAATAGAAATAACAGAAAAGAATAAAGATATTAAATCATTAAAAATAGAAGATAATTTAAATTTATGTTTTAATGCAAAATTTATTCATAATATGTGCATGTTTTGTAAAGTAAGTGAAAATGTAGAAATTAAATTAGCAAAAGATGTTCCATTACAAATTTTATATAAAGTTAATGATACTTCATTATTAAAAATATTTTTAGCACCAAAAATTAATGATGATTAATGATTTGGGTTGTAAATCTTATTTTTATGTATTACATTATATTATCTATCAAAATCATGAATTAAACATAAACATTAATGATGCTTATTATATTTAGTTTTTGTAAATATTTCATATATTAAATAAATACCTAGAATAAGTAGTATAGTATAATAAAGTAAAAAAGATATTTGTCCTTTAGGTATCAAGTTTTCAACAATAAATTTATCAAAACCAAACGCGGCTAAATATATAAATGTTCCTCCAATGAAAAATAAAATATCATGATAATCGTGCATATATTATAAATGTATAAAAAATTATTTATATAATATTACAACAACCTTATATTATATAAATTACTTATATGTAAATTAAACATTTGCATCATATTTAAGCATACAATCAACAGTATTACCTAGATTATAACATATTATTCGTTTAATTCCACAAATATTTATTTCACCTTTCACATGATTTCCTGTTCTAATAAATTCATTGCATATTTTTCTAAATTCATCAAACTCATGAAAATTACTAATACCTAAATTTAAATTTTTTAGTTTTTTAAAAATATTAACTACTTCTAATGTTCGTGAATTAATATCCATTTTATTTAAATTATATATTTATTTTTTATATTAAATTATTATCTATTTTGTATTAAATATCTAGACTAATAGTATTTTTATCAGATTTCTTTCTTCCTTTTTTTCTTGGCATTGTAGCATTTTCTTTCATATCTTTCAATTCAGTAATACTAACTGTACTTAAGTTATCATCGTCATTCCTATCAATTACAATATTTTCTGAAGCTTTTTGTTTTAATCCAGACAATAGTCCATCAATATTATCAGGTCCTTTCATTTCTCTTCTTCTACTTTTCATTACAGGGTCAGCACTTTCAAATGTATCACTAATATCAATACTTTTATTTAAATCCGGTCTACTATTAAACGAAACTGGTTCTTTAAAACCTGGTCTATTTGGTGGAGGCATAGAACCTGCACCTTGTGTTCGTATTGGTTCTGGTGGTGGTCCAGTATTAACAACAGATGGTTCAGGATTAATCATATTATTAACAAAACCAGTAAAACCTGGATTTTGCTTTGACATACTATTTAATGCAGCTTGATTAAATTGCGTCATTAAATCAGGATTTTGTCTCATAATATCATCCATATTAGGTAATGAACTTTTAAACATTGTATTAGACATATGAACCATTATACCACTAGCACCAAGTTGAAATAATAGTTTAAGTTCTGGCGCCATGGTTGCCTTGCTTTTATATTTTTCATGTAATTCACCAAAAATTTCATCATAATCATTAATATTTTCTTGAAATTGTTCACCCCAACCTTCTAGATTGATATCAAATGGGTCAAATTTATTATTTAAAAATTCAATACCATTAATGAGTGCTGATAACATATTTCCTTGAAATTTAACAGAATTGTCTTTTTCCTTTTCACTCATTAGCATTTCATATTCACCCTTCATTTCATTCAGTGAGGATTCCATACTATATTTTTTTGTCAACTCTGCACCTTTTTTTTCTAATAATTCAAGTTTTCTCAAATATTTAAATTTTTCTTTTAACATCTCTTCTTTTGTTAATTTTGGTTCACTACTAATAGTTTGGTCAGGATTCATTGGGATTTCATTAAAAGAACCATAACCATCCCATGTTTTATCATTTCCAATACTTTCAGCAGTTTCTTGACCAATTTTTATTCTAGGTTCTTCAAAAGATATATTTAATGGTTTATTTTCTTCAAAATTATCTATTTTAATGTCTTCTTTCAAATCTAGACTAGGAATATCTATTTTAATATCTGTTGAAAAATCATTTAAGTCTTTTTCCAAAGCATCTAAATCATCAATATCAATACTAGTATCTTTTTTTTCACTAGATTTTTTATCATTCATTAATAATTCAATACCTGGTCCAAAGTTTGTAGATTGTAAATTATCTATTTCATCGAGATTAATTTCTTGAGCACTCATTTATGTTTATTTATATGTTTTAATTTTAAGTACTACGAATTATAAATTATTTAATGATTTAATATACCAAATAGCTTGAAGGAAAGAATCTGCTAAATCATCTTTTTTTGAATGCTTATCAAATAATTCACACCATTTTTCTAAATTATTATTAGTTTTTATTATTTTTTGACAATGTTCAATGCCCATTTTTTTTCTTTCATTATAAGTTGTCTTATTATTTTCATTATTTTCTTTAGCTTGCTGGAATTCTTTTAATTTATTGGAAGAAGAAACAAAAATAATATTTGAATTCGTTTTCATTATAAAATATTGTGCCAGCATACCTTGAAGTGTTTTCATTCTATTTGCTAATGGGCTAATTTGATTTTCAATTAATACTTTATCTAAATTTATAAAATCACATGAAAAAATATTATCAAATTTGTTTTTTAGTATTTTACCAATTGAAACTAAATCAACATCTTCAGCACGTATTGGTTTAACTATGTTAAAATATTTTTTATTTAAATGTTCTTCAATGGTATTCAATAAATCATTTTTTTTTATTGGTTTTACATAATCAATATTGTTTTCATCAGCATAACTATATAATTCAGCAAATTTAAGTTTTTTTATTTGTTGAAAATTTGATTTTTGATTAGGGATTACTAGTTTTTCATCTTTGTTTGCATGTTTTTTGCAGTAAAAAATATCATTTTTAAAATATTTTGCAGGTTTTTCGCAAATTTTACAAACATTATTACATTCTTGACAAATACTAATACAGTCCCACTTCAAAATAGTATAGCTATTTTCATTTTCAACGTCAAGTAAACAAAATGCTAAATTCTTAATTCCAACATCAATACTTAGAATTTTCATTATACTATAAATAATAAATTATAATATAATACTCTTTAAATTTTATTTAAGTTTAAAACTTTTGGTGCAATTAATTGTGATTGAAGTTGTTCTCTAGATAAATATGCATTTTTTAAATCACTTTCAACATATCCAGCTGGTTTAGCTTCATCGGTACTAGATGAATAAACAAATGGTACATTACCATTATAACTAGTAGTTTTACTTTTACTAATTATACCGGAATTATTCATCATAAAATTACTACTATCTTCCATTATTTGTTCACTATTTTCTTGTATAAATTTTTTATAATCTTTACTGCTTTCAAATTTTTTATTTTCAATAATATCAGAATCATTTGCTAAATTATTAAAAATACGTCCATCACTCATTAATGCAGGTTTATTTAAATAAACATTATTAGATCCACTATAGCATGTTGCCCAACTCATTATATATATAGTTAATATATTATTGTTTTTGCAATAATTCAATTAATTCATTTTTTCTTAATCGTGATACATCATTATGAAGTTTTCTTTCTTTAACTAAACCTCTTAATTCTTTAACTGTCATTTTTAAATAGTTTGCTAAGTCTAGATCTTCATCAACTTCAACAATTTTAATACCATTATTTTCATTTTCATCTTCATTTTCATCTTCATTTTCATCTTCATTTTCATCTTCATTTTCATCTTCATTTTCATCTTCAT